CAGTCCGAGCCTCGGAACCTGCACCAGCTTGCTCAAACCCAACAATATTGGATCCACCTGGAGCTGACAAATCACTGCGTAATGTTATATCTCCGGAAGGAAGCCAGCCAGAATCTGAAATCCCGCCGGTAGTAGATGGTGATGATGACGCAGGAATAATCTTTGGATATGACCCCCTCCATATGTAATACTGTCCATCACCACCGCTTGGAATTGACCACAACACCCCCTTGTTGTTGTCTCCAGATATTAGGGTTCCGCCAGATTGAAAATCAAAAGAGGCTGGGTTTATTCCATATTGCTTTATGAAGCCATCAATGGTTAGCCTTTCAATGCCAAACCTATCATTGAATGTTGGCTCACTGGAGTTAACCATTTCATCGAAATTTTTGGCGTTATCAGACATGTCTCGCACGTCTGTAGATTCAATTGGATTTCCGGTGTTGTATCGAGTAGACATCTCTATTCCTCGTTTGTGTTTGTTGGATTATACCATTCGAGCCATGCGTTTAGTCGCAACGGCCAAGTTTCATCTGAGCTATCAAGGCGACACCATGAGTCATCTCCGATCAGGATTGCGCACAGGTTTGAGCCTTCTGCATATCCGAACTCGCATCTTGAGCCAGTCACTTGTGCAACAGACCAAACCGCATCTCCGAAATCACACATTCTGATATGTCCGCTCGTCGTAGTTTATGCAGGAGATTTTCACTGTTCCATCAGATGATGGCTGCTTGTCAGTTATTACGTACAAATCAGCTTCTTTCTCTGCTGTGGTTCGGATGATGAAGCGACTGCCAACTTGGCTGTTAATCTGGTCGGCAACGTATGCGCCAGTCATTGGTGATGTTGTTGTGAATGATTGCTCATTCCATGAAGTCAACTCAACCCAATCAGTTGTCTGCCCGTTAGCTTTGGTGCATGTAGCCCAGTAAGTCACTCCAGCTTCCAAGTCACCAAGCCACGCGCTTGAAGTGTAGGTGTTGCCAGATATGCCAATCACCTCACCATTGACAACGTATTCGTCGGCGTACTCAACGAATCGCACCATGTCGCCGAATCTTGGGATAAATCCATCGTCAACAACGTTGAATGTTACTGACTCGTTTTGGTAAATCAGTTTATTGAATTCAAGTTTTGCCCTGTGCATTGCCTGAGTTTCGTTGCCGCAACCAAGGAATTTAATCTCCTTCGGGTGGAAGCTGTCAGATTCGATAACGTTTCCGCTGTTGTCTAGCGCCAAATTGATGTATCGTTTTTTGTTCTTTTCGTTTACGTCCACCCACTCAAGCCTAACCCCTGTGTATTGGTCTTTGAGCATGAATGAGTACGTCTTGCTGTATTGGTCATCGGCAAGGTTATATGCGTCAAACTGAGCCACAACAATGCTGCGCGGTTCGTCTCTGACGAAAAACTCTTTTATCCCGTCATAGCTGGTCTCAACACCAAGCAGTAATGCCAAAGTCTTGACGCGATCACCAAGCGCTTGGTCAGCGTCGTCAAAAGTAATGGAGCACTTTGTCAGCTCTGGATTGATTGCGTAAACCTTGTCGTGGATTGCGTAAAGCTCGTCAACGTCAATTTCACCAACTGAGCCTCCACCCATAACGATGTAGTTATGCAGAATGCCGTCAGCCGCAAACTCACTAGCGCGAAGGTCTGCTGGTATCTCTGTTTTTGTTGCAGCGTTCCAGCCGCGAATGGTTGATCCATCCCACCAGATCATTTTCCGGCTCGCCATGACGTTGAATTTCATCTCGGTTCCGGTCTCGGCGTTACCTGCTGTTGACTGGATTGTTAGAGTTGTATCCTCTGGATGAACAACGTTTGTCTTTACTCGAATCGCGGCAATAGATTCAAGTGTCGATTGACTGGAGCCGTCATCATTTGAGTTGTTAGTCCTGCGAGCCCTTACGCGATAATAACTAAGTGGCAAGGACTGCACTTTAAACGTGAATGACAGGTCATCAAAGGTGTCATCGTTGTAAGTTGCCACCGCCGACAGTGCAGCGCCAGAAGGTGTCCCCGCTGAGTCGCAAGGCTGATATTCAAACTCAATTACCGCCTCTCCTTTCAGTCCTCTACGGAATACCGTGTTGAACCAAAGCTCGGTGCATTCAACAGTTGACAGGAACCAGCCAACGCTGACGCTATCTATTTCATAGAGCCCAGTCTCATCAAGATAATCCCTATCTGAATATGGCCCAAAGTTTTCAACGACAACAGTGAATTGATCTATGGTGTTGTCATATGTTATTTTATTTTCGTCACTGATAATGCTTGCTTGTTTTTCTACATAGCCAAATGTCGGCGGATTCCCTGCCGAGATAACAGTATATTGCTCATATGTATAATCAACTCTTAGGGTAACATTATCCATCAAGTCCCCTGCCACTCTATTTCTCCACCACTCGCCCAACTGTCCGCCTCCGCCAACACTAGGCTCGACGCCCGGTGTAGGGTTTGCATAGACGATTGTCATTTCGCCTCCCCTGTTATCCATGACTGAAGCGGCTGTTGCAGAGTAAAATGGCCCACCTGGTTGATACTCAGACTCATTAATCCCCTTCAGCTCAGTCCCAGATGAGTCAATCTCTGGGAACGAAAACTGCTCGCGCACAACAGGATTCACTTCACCAGGCTGATAAACCGTGTAAGTGGATTCTTGGAATGTTGCCAAGGCTGAATCTGAGAACCTGAATTGAGTTAGGTCGTAATACCCAAGCCCGATATTGAAATAGTGAGTAAGAACCTTCTTGTTGTTGACGTACTCAAGCAGAGCCTCACCAACCAGGTCTGGATAGGCCCTAACTTTCCCATAGATATCTGGTCTCTGGCTATAGAGTCGGGCGGCGTTGGTCTGTCCGGTAAATTGAGAGTTTGGTGATTGTTTGCCTGAAGTGTCGCCAAGGTTGCCAAGAGAGCGGGCAGCAAGCACGTATGATGCAGCCGCAGCGACTGCCGCCACTGCTATGTATACCCATGAAACAGGATCTAACCCTTGCGGCCTAACTGAGACAACAAGCAGGTCTGATTCATTTGGCTTTGCGTTAAAATCGAGCGAGTAGTTTGATATTTGCTTTCCGTTTAAAGTCAGCGTTGTGTAATCTGGATTTAAAAGACTTTCGTTGGCATCTAGGATGTTTTCAGCCCACGTTTTTGACGCGTTAAGATGTCGGCGAATCTTCTTTAATGGCGTGTCGATTATCAACATGTCGATAGAATTCCAGTCTGTGAGTGCGCATTACGCCTATTCTATCGCATTGCACCCTAGTATGGCGCGAATGAAGTATGAAGCCACCGCCTCCTACAACAATTCCAACGTGGCGCGGTTCTCCTGAACTATCAAATGCCATGAATACCACGCCAGCCTCTGTCTTGTCGCAAGGATCCCATGCGCCAGATTGAATCTCATGCTCGAATCCGCCAGCAATATCATCATCGTAGGTATCATCAAGCTCTACACCAAGCACGTCGCGATAGTAGCGAACTACAAGCGCCCAGCAGTCAATACCTGATTCATCGTTACCTCTAACGCGGTAGGGCCTCCCCACCCAATAATTGATAAATTCTTGCTCTGTCATGCAGTCTCCAGCCCTGTCCACTCGTCGATGTTGTAAATTTTTGCGACGCCACGGGTCATGGTGTTGATTTTTTCAACCTTGAAGCTGACGCTATCAACTGACATAGAAACGCCTTCATTGCTCAAATCTAGCTCGTAGCTGTACATTGGCGTCACAAGGTTTGCATCATTCCAATGCGACAAGATTACCTTCACCGGCTCCTTGATGCGCATGAATGGCGGTATGCTGCGAATGGTTCGCTGCACAATGTCACCAACGATTGGGCGCGCCATTGCGAAGCTTGCCTCTGGTTGTGATTCTCCGTCAATCTTTGGGTATTGAACCTCTACATAGCAAGGCGTGTATTCGTTGCCAAGCAAGGTGACTGGATCGTACTGGTTCGCCACTATGCGGATAGTGTCGATGGATGAGTGGCTAAACTCAATGGTGTCAAACTCCAGCACGGGAGCCTTTGTCGTCCATATGGTTGCGTTATCTGGCATTACGCCTCCGGTAGTTGCTGGTTCATTACCAAATCAAACAGGCTGCGCTGTGCGAAGAATTCAGAGTTCACCAAGTCTTCATGGTCAAACCACCACTGAGGAATAGGAACTTTGCGAGCGATTGCAGTTGCTTGGTAGCTGAATACGTTATGAGCCTCTTGCGTCTGCGAGAAGGTGTCAGGAGTTAGCTGTAGCGTGTGCAGCAGTTGTCCCCATTCCGTATCAACAAGAAGCTGAAACTGATTTCGCCCCATCGCTAGACCGCTTGCGCTCATGCTGTAAAACCAAGTCTGAAACTGAGCTGCTTGGTCTCGCGTCATTCGCCAAGTCAGGTCATAGGTGACTGGGGCGTCATTGTTCAGGCGCTTTACGTAGCCAGGCCCTCGCAATGGCTGCACAAGCTGGAATGTCTGCGCCTGAGTGCGACTGATGCTGATGAGCGGCTTTGGCACTGTCGGCGGATATGGAACTATTGCCATGATGAATCCTCGTTTGTTGCTGACATTTTACCACGCATCACTGAGCCTTCCATTTCGTGGCAGTCGATGATGCCAACGCCCTGCCAACACCACCTCGACGCTGACTTATCTGTTTTGCCACCTCTCCGATAATCACATCAAGCTGCTTGCCATCCATTGACGTCTTGGTCTGCACATTCTCGCCAGAGTAGTTGTGAACCTGAACGCTCTGCTGGAAGCTGCCACCTCCATTAATATCACTAAGTGGCGTTACGTTTCCTCTGTCACCAGATATCCCGAACATGCCAGCGCTTGTCTTCCACACTTCTGGCTGATTGTTCTCACCAAGACGGTACACGCTACCAGCATCTGTCGGCCCTCCAAACTGCCTAGCGCCGCCGTAGTTAACGCTTGCGATGTTAGACGCCAGTGATGCGCCGGCAGCCGCTACAGCAGCCATGTTTGCAAACTTCTGAGCCGGAGTTATTGCCGTTGGGTCTCCAAGAGCTTGAGATATTGCAGATTGCAGGTTAAGCGCGGCGTTTGCTATCGCAAATCCTTTGCTTATTGCGAATATGGCACGATAAGCCCCTGACTGCTCACCAGCGAATGCAGCCGTTAAATCCGCAAGTCCGCCGAACAGGTCTGATGTTGAGCTAAGAATCAGTGAGTTATTTTGCAGTGTTGTCTTGGCTCGCTCATTTTCAGCCTGCTGGATTATGTTGGCCTTGGTTGCCTCGTATTCCTGCAAGCCTATTATGTCTGCTTGGCGTCCAGCCTCTTCAGCTTCGCGCTGCAACTGTCGGTATTCTTCCAGCTTTGCCAGCTTTGCCTGTTCCTCAATGTCAATCTGCTCAAGCGGCGATGCTGCGTCGAAGGCGGCTTGCTCAACGAATCGCCCAGCCTCCTTGCGCTTGCCTTCAATCTCTGCCTGCCTGCGCTTCTGCTCGTTGAGATCGAACAATGCTCCGGCAAGCTGCTTAGCCTGCTCAATCTGTGTTTGCGTCGCACCTCCACCAAGAGAGTAAACCGCCGCAAGCTCTGCTGCTTCTTTAGCCAAACCCTGAGTTGACAGCCCGGCAATCGAAAGCTGCTGCGCCATCTTCTTGAGTGAGTTTTCGTTTGACTGGTATTGGCCTTGAAGGCGCTTTTGCTCCGATTCTGCTTGGGATGCGGCCTTTCTCGCCGCCGCCTCTGACTCTCTCTTTTGCCTGTCCAGCTCAGATAGGCGCTGGCTTTCGTTAACCATGGCGGTGGCGGCATTCTCAATCGCCTTTCCTTCCGCGCTAGAGGCGTCAACACCTGCTCTGCGCTGGGCAATTGCGGTGGCCCTCTGCGCCTCGTTAAGACCCATGATTCTGGTCTCAAACTCAAGGTCTGAAACAATCTCTTGCGTTGCCTTGCGTGCCGCCTCCGCTGCGTCAACGTTGCCATACATGGCATTTGTAAGGCGCTCAATATTGGCAACCAACTGGTTTACAACGTCAGATTGAGCCTCCTGCTCTGCCCTGGCCTCTGCCAGCTTGACAGCATAAACGCCAGCAGTAAGGCCGGATTGCTTTTGCGCGGCCTCCATGCGCTGAACTTTTTCGGTTGTTTTGATTAGCACTTGTTGCTGATCGTTAAGCTCAACGTTTGCCTTGTTGATGGCGTCCTCAAGTTGCGACTTGCCAAGGCTGTCCGCTTTCTTTGCCAGCTCTTCTATTGACTCTCCAGCCGTGCCGGATGCGGTCGCCATGCCAAGCAATGCAGAGCCAACCGCAATGATTGCACCGACAATCGCACCTGTTGGGCCAAACACAGATGCAACCTGCGAACCCTGCTGCCCAAGAATGGTAAGTGCGGATGTGCCCATTTGCGCCTGTACGGCAATGTCTTGAAGCTGGAAGCCAATCTGACCAGCAACACCAGACAAGCCGCGCATTCCAGTTGTTGCCTGTCCGACTCCCTTTGCTGTGGCCGTCAGATTAGTGTTTAGCTTTGCCGATGCTGCGGCAGCAGAGTTCATTTCTGTTTCTAATGCGCCAACCGCTTTTTCAGCCTGCCTAGCCTGCGTAACAGCCTTGGCCGTATCGACATCAACGGTATAAATCAACTCGCCTGCGCTAGTAGCCATTATTTAGCCCCTTTCTTTTTCT